ATCATCTGTTATTTGAGTTGTCAGTTCAAGCAAACAGTCATAGCTTTTTGACATAAAGCAATACAGCGGATTTCCACCAGCTGGTCCGTTGGCTTCGATAAGTTCGTATGTACACCCATGCTCTTCGGCGAACTGTGATACGTCTGCTTCGGATGCTTCATGGGTAATGTCTAATTCAACTGCAAATTTCATAATTTTCTCTCTATTGTTTCTTCACCATAGTAACACCGATTCGTATACATGTCAAGGGTTAATTTAAACAATTATACCTCTTTCTTATATCTAGTGATGTAAAAGCCTTCGGTATGATTTAGAGCCTCTAGCATGTCTGTAAACATCTTAGGTGTGAATGCAATTAGATCGGCAGGCTTATCATCGACTTTACCAAACTGTCTAATGAAGACCACATCGTCTTCTATGATTAGTTCGACATCTTCCCACTCACCAGTCTCATCTAATATTGTAGTGATGCTGGCATCGAATTCAAATTCATTTGTAAACATTTAACGCTTTACCTTTACATTCTCATATCTTCATAGCGATCAGAATACAACCTATGTTTTGATAGGTCTCCACCAACATCAGGTGAAGACCAAAAATCTGACCAAAGTTTCTTTAGCTTTTTAATCATACGTCCTCTGCAAATTCCTTTTCATAGGAATCTATCAATGCCTGTTTTTGCATAACCAGACGCTCCAACGAAAATAGGGCTGCCCGCTTCTCATCGCTGGCGCCCTCCTCAAAAGCAATAAGTGCATTCTCAAGCACTTCTATATCGTAAACTAGTTCATTCATCATGCCGCTTTCTCATCTACTGATCGAAAACCAAACGCAGAAACTACGTACTTCTGACCATCCATGATCATCTCATCACCCATTGATGTTGAGCGTAGACCCATGCCACCTTTATTCAAAGGGGCTACAACAGTTACATCGGGATTGTAGTCACCGTTATCTCGTATGTCTCGACGGCTCCAAGAGCCTGCAACATTGTTAGTCCAACGATAAGCATATTCAAGACGCTCTTCATCACTCATATTAGGTGGTGCGTCTACGATAGCAACTGTTCGTGGTGCTTCTTCAAAGGCGGTGTGAACTACTTCAATCTGTGTCATAATAATTTTCTCTCTCATTGTTTACAAAACATATTACCACATTGACAATACAATGTCAAGGGTCGACAGGCTCATTTTCTATTTTTTCTGGGTTATTCTCATCAACCCAAACTTGACGTTGCGATTCACCATGAAGTTCTACAAACTGATATTCACTCATGAATTGCGCATCTTCCTGCATCTCTAAAACCCATTGACCAATCTTGCTCATCTTACACCTCCAAACTGTAAGGCTTGTTCCACTGACCAATGTTGATGTCAGTGTAATGTGAACGACTGAAGTAGTCAGTCATCGCATCATCATTATTAAAGTAGTTAGGACCTTTCATTGCCGCTAACAACTTGTTTAGAAACTTCTTAGCAATACCTGCATAATGCTCATCAATCCAATACTCATTGACTTGAATGTAACGATCACCGTGGGTGAAGTTGTCAGAAAAGTCAATTGCACCAGACTTGATGTTCACACACAAGGTTGAATGATTACGAACAGAAATACTGCCCTTCATACCAAACTCTTTCAACACTGCTTTGATAGCAGGAGCAAGTTCTTTTTTGTTTTCTTGTGATACATAAGCCATAATTTACTTCCTTCTCAATTGATTACATATACATCATAACAGGTTGGGATACAATGTCAAGGGTTATTTTGGTAAAGATTGAAACTTTTTGTACACGTTGTACGCTTCAGTCACAGTTAAGTTCTCATCAAAGCCATTGTCCATAGCATTGATAAGCCAATCGAAAGTCTTACCGTAGAACTCTGTTGCTCTACGGTTCAGAACACCTATTGCACCTTTGATCTTCATAAGCTTGTACCTCCAATAGCCATTTCTTCTTGGGCATCTTGGATGTCCATCAGATCGACTTTCAACTCAGCTAGTAAGACCTTAGTCTCTTGAGGTATCGCACCAGGGCGAATACTTTCAATTGTAGCAAAGGCGTTTTGTGCGGCATTGATTGCCTGCATTTTTTCACTCACATTTTTCATTACATTCTCCATATCGATTATGACGTTTTCCAAAGCTTTTCGATCAATTCCCAATCATAGGTGATCTCTTTAGTCTTACGATTACGCTCGTAAGCCATCTCAATTCCAGTGTACTCTTCAAGGTACGCTACAGCGGCTTTGACATCTTCAAACTCTTTGATGCCGATATTGTTGTTCAGATTAGGTTTTGCAGTCCACATATGATTTACTCTCTCTTTGATTACATTATAATAATACACTATCTACAGATAATGTCAAGGGTTAATTTGGTTTTTTTCCATATTTTCCCAAAGATCCATAGTCTCAACAGTACCCATAGCGACCATCAAGCTTGCTGTTTCTGCTTTGAATACTGTCCAGAAGTTAGGGTCATGCTCTTCGATGCTCAGGCTGTTGTGAAACATATCACAAGTCTTGATAATCTTTATTATATCAGGCGCTTGAGCCAAACGGGTCTCACACAAATGCTTACGCTCTGCACGATTACCAACGAAAGCGGGAGTTTTGGTTAAAAACCATACACCTTGAGCAACTTTAAAACCAAAGAGTTCTTGTATCGTCTCAATGGTAGTCTCAGTATCTTCTACAGTGTCGTGGAGTAAGGCGATCTGAATCGCAGTTTGTATCTCTTCTTCGCTGAAAGTACCCTTAGAATCCATGTACTCTTCAACAAGATCAGCTACAGCGATTGGATGAGTGATGTACTCTTCGCCAGTATATTTACGATATTGCCCTTTGTGCGCAATAGTTGCGAAACGTAGGGTATCATAGACAGTCATTTTCATGTATATTCCTCTCAATTACTAGTGTATTATACCACATCTCAGAGGATTGTCAAGGGTTATTTTGAATTAATTTGGTTTATTTACCCTTTTAAATTTGCGTCTTGACTTTGAGAACTGCTTCATAGGCGATTTGAACCATATTTCAGCACTAGTTCCAGACTTGATATAGCCCGCTAGTTGACCAGCTTTGTTCAGGATATATGTGTGATTGCTCACGCTATACGATGTCTCATCCCAAACAGTCACTTCTTGAAGGTAGTCGAATTCACTCATCATCTTTCTCCTCAATCTTATTACCATAGTAATCGTGTGTGCCTGCTCTGTAGTTCTTCTTTCTCTCATCAAGCATAAGTGTTGAGATCCAGATAGCCTTGCACATGATCAAACATATGACTAGAAAGAAGGCTGTGGTGATAATATCAAATAACATAATAACCTCTATAGTATAAACCAACGATATATGCCAATCACATCAATAACTGTGAAGCACGAATTTTGAACAATCATGGGTGTGTCATTAGCTTTGATAAATGCTACAACCAAACCAACATGTCCAACGAAGAATAATAGGAAGCCAATCTTTGATACGTCTATATTCAATGATAACAACAGACCAGCCATAAGGAATAACGAACCCGATATCCACTTTAACCCTTGTACTGTTTTTTCACTCACTAGATGCCTTTGTCCTCAGCATACTTAATTCTTGCATCAAGTAGCTTGTTGAGATAGTCATGTGTCTTGCCTGTAAATACTTGAGGCTCATTATCATCTACTGCGATAACGATAGCGAACTGCTTAATAGACACGCCTGTGCGCTCATAGAACGCCGCCGCATAGAAAGCGGCTTGTGTAAAGTAATTCTCAATCCATTCTTTCTTCTTAGGCTTACGAGAAGTCTTGAAGTCGATAATAGTTAACTGACCATCGAACTCTGCGATACAGTCAACACGACCAGCAATCTTGAACTTGTCGCTGTACAGAGGCACTTCTTGCGCCCAGACATTATCAAGTCTTTCATCTAAGATAGTTTTGATTTGATTGAATGAGAAGATATTGGCGGGCATTGCACCCTTTGACCAATCTTCTTTATTGTTAATGTAGTCTTCTGCTAGAGTGTGTACGGCTGTACCACGTGTAGCGGCTTGTGTGCTAATCTTGTTAGCTACTTCTTCACCGACACGCTTGCGCCACGCTAGAATACCTTCTTTAGATAGATTTCCAAGCACGGTTGTGATAGAGGGATATTTGTTACCCTCGGGTGTGATATACGTTCTGCCCGTAGGTAGAGTTTCGCATTCAAGTTCAGGCAACGCTTTCATTGCAACATGGTTAAACATAGTAAAATACCTTTTAATTCAGACTATAGTATAGCGGGTTGCAACCCCTTTGTCAAGGGTTTATTTGGGTTTATTTGGATTAATTTACAGTTCTGTAACTACTACTACTGTATTACCATCGCTATCAGTCGTGGTAGTGGTCAATGTGTTAGGAGTAACAGTCGTGTCAACTGATTCAGATGTCGATCCACCTTCTGCATACACTTTAGATGCTCCTGTGCTTATCTCATGATCAAAGCCGTTATGACTTCGATTGTACTTATCACCAATTCTAGCCATCTGAGATCCTTCGATGAACACTTTAGGCGAATAAGAACTGCAAATAGGTGTATGGTTTACAGGTGCGACAACACAAGGTTCGCCATTTGGATGTGCAGTCATCGCATCACCCTTAACTACTGGTCTCTTAGTCTCAACATATGTCTTCGAAACTGTGACAGCTCCAGATGTTGATGTCAGCGCCGAACTCCAAGTATACTTGGTTGGGTTTGTTGCGCATACACCATTCTGCGTTCCATCCGCACAGGCGACATTACTTTGTGCATTCGCAAATGCTACTAAAGGCATTTATCTTACCAGTGTAACTGTATCGTTTGCTTTAAGATACGCTGTAGTCTCAGCTTCAGTTAGCTGGCGCACATAGCGTTTACCTTCTGCATCTTCGAATACTCTAAGTCTTGGTTTCTCTGACATTTTCAGTTTCCTTTAAAAAGATTGTCTCTTCTTCTATGATCCATTCTAATAGAGTTTGTTCATCCCAGCCCATTGAGCCTAGAAGTTCGATGGGGAGTTGTACCATCATTTCCCCATCATCACCTTCAATAACTTCACCAATATAATTATTTTGCATTACAAACCTAACTTATCTCTATTAATAATGTACGACTTAACAAGTTTACTTCGAACAATATCTCCGATCTGAAACTCTATAAAGTCAAATTCTCTCATGTTATTTATAATCCTCATAAAATCTCTTAAACCAGACATCTCTTTCTTACGCTCAGATGTTAGGTCGTCTTGCTTAACATCACCGCAGAAAATGATTCGGCTGTTCTCACCAACACGTGTCATCACTGTGTGTAATTCGCCTGCACTCATATTCTGTACTTCGTCTACAACGATAATACAGTCTTCGAATGTACACCCACGTAGATACGAGGTTGATGCAAAGTTGACAATTTGTTTTTGTTTGAGAATTTGATAAGCATCACCACGATTAAATAACTTGGTTGCGATATCATAGTAAGGCTCTTCGTATACAGCCTCTTTTTGTTTTTGATTACCAGGCATAAAACCTTGGTCTCTAGTTGGTACTGTTGATCTTACGATAAACACTTTTTCGTGTGGGCTATTCTGCTTCATCACTTCACTGATTGCGAAGTGTAGACCTAGGAAAGTTTTACCTGTTCCTGCGATCCCATGTAGCATTAGATTGTACCCCTCACCCCAACTCTCAAAGGCGACCCTTTGATTTTCAGTCATGGGTTTAATGTTGCGGTCAATTTGGAATACGGTTGATAATTTGTTTTCGTTGTCTAGAATACCTTGTTGTCTCAGTACTCTTCTCTGTCTTTTAGTCAGACGTTTTTCGTGTGCAGGCATTGTTGAATCAATCCTTATTATTATTATCTGGTTTTGATTGTGGAGTCCGTGATACCCTTTGAGTTTCCTTTTTTAATGTGTTTGAGTAGTGAATTGAATGAATCAGGTGTCTTAACGATACCCATTCGGTGTGGATCACCAATTGATGGTGCCCCGGTAATAATTTGTTTGATGTGGGGGTTCTTTTTGAGATAGGCTTCCCTATCTGCAATTTTCATTAACATATCATACTTTTCATCAGTCTTAGTATCATGAAACGAATACATTGGCATTTATGCTCTCCTATAAAAAAAAGGCAATCCGTGATGGACTGCCTCGTAACTGTCTTATCACTGTTGATATTTATACAATTAATTCGTATATTTCTTTCCAGTTGTCAACTTTTGTTACATCATCATTGTGAAAATCTGCATTGTGGTGATGATTGATTAGATAGCTATCTAGTCCTAACTCAAGACCAACTACTGCATTCTCGGGCTTATCTTCGACCCACATGCACCCACTGTCTTTGTAGGGTAACAACTCTGCATCTTTATCAGCACCAGTATCTAAGTAGACATACTTCTCAAAAGCAGTGTCACCAAACAACTCTCTAAGGTTCTTAGTCCTTAGATGCTGTGCATACTGATCGTTACTCAAGCTAGTAATTGCATGGAAGATATACCCATGCTCTTCATGTAACTTCTTAACGTACTTCATTGCATCTCTGAGAGGTGGCAACTTTCTAATAGCCGCACTCTCATTGAACATCCTGATGAGTCTTTTGATCTCATCTTTAGGCATATCGTAACAAATAGACATGTCGTATTCACATACACCAGTCTTGACATACCCATGTCTTTTCATCCAGTAATCGAATGAGTATTCCCAATCTAAGAGAACACCATCACAATCAACTAATATCACTTTATCTTTATTCATAATTTAACTCACTTTCTTATTTCACACACACTATAACACTGATCTAGTCAGTTGTCAAGTGGTAAATTAGGAAAAGAATGAATTTTTTTGTTTAGCTTTTTGCTTACGAGCCTTTTGAATCTTGGCTCTTTTTTTGTCATAGCGTTTGCTATCTTGCTTTTTAAAACGGGGCTCTTTATCGCCCCATTCGTCTTCCTCACACCAGTCACGGAAGTTCTTGCGTTTCGACATTTTAGATTACTCACTCTACTCCGAAATTAAACCAGGAAATGCTTCTTTGACTAAAGCAAGTGTCAAGCCCTTGAAAGGCTTTTGCTTAATCACTTCGCATAGTAATTTTGCATCTGCAGGATCTACTGCTTCTAGAATTTGAATAAACAATGCTTCTCTACGAATTGGATGAATGTTATCACCATCAAATCCTTTAACGAAGTAGGGAAGTTTTCGTGTTTCTCTAAACAGCATCCCATGCGAATCAGGCATGATAGATGGCTCATAAGGTGGAGCAGAATTTGGTATGTTCAACTCCATAGACTTATCATAGGTTACTTTGAGAATATTGCGCAGAGGCTTGCTGTTCTTTGCTTGCAAAAATTCAATCTTCTCTTTCTTGGTTTTCATTTCACGGGCTGTATTAATAATTTCAGCCAAAGATTCTGTAGACATTTAAAACTCCGATATTACTTCCATAAGATTTTTTAACTTGTTCTTGATGAAATAGTTTAACAACTGCGATCTATCTTTTGCAGGCTCATTTAACCAAATGTCCATGATCTGATCTTTAATATAATCAGGTATCATTTCTAAGTCGATAAGAGACTTATTACGCAAGTAGTTTCTTTTAACATCTTCTGTCATAGTATTTATGTCTTGCCAACCTTCTAGTCTTTTCTTAGTAATAGGACGTTGACGTTCACCAATAACTAAACAGTTATCAGCAGATAAGATGTTAGGCACACCATCACCAGTATCACCTTTAATGATATGCTCACAAAGATACTTCTCAGGAGATGAGTGTGTAATCCAACGCTTGCGTGTAGGATCATATTGTTTTACATTCGCATACTTGTGTAATTGAATGTAATCTTTATCACCAGACAAGACTAGAATAGGCTCACCAGTATTCAGTAGAGTACCTTCGTGATGTACGATTGTACCAATGATGTCATCTGCTTCAGCAGTTTCAATCTGAATAACTCGGTAAGGGAAGTATGCTTTAATCTCATCACGAATATTGTTCAAAGCATTGAAGATTGCAGACCAGTCTAGTTCAGACTCAGTACGTGCTTTTCTACGATTAGCTTTGTAATACGCAAAGTTATTTCTGCGCCAATAGTTCTTGTCATCACAACAGATGACTAGTTCGCCAAAGTCGGCATTGAACTTTTTACGATTGGCTCTTAGTGTGTTGAGAATCATATGCCTCAACATGTTTTCGTCAATAGGCATGTTTTTATGATTGCCGATTTGAGCCATCATATTACTTATCATCACCTGATTTA